GTGGAGTACCTGACGTACCTGCCATCGCTCTTGAGTATGACCATCACCTCGTCTGCCCCATCCTCGTTGACCTTGGACATGGCGGCATCAAGGATGTCTCTGATTTCTTCTCTGCGTTCTGCGCTCATTTAAGTATCTCCATAGTTGACGGCGTGACCTGCTTCGCAAGCCACTGGTAAGTCGGGACACCACGCGGGTGCGGTTGACATGATCTGTACAAGATGTTGCTCTGCCTCTGTCGCTGTCGCTGCCGGGGCCGTGATGATGATTTCGTCGTGGACTTGGAAGGCAACGTGGTAGTGCTTGCCGATGTTGACCATCTGCTCTGCCACAACAATACGAGCCATGGCTTGGACGATGTTCTCCGTCACCTTGCCACCGTAGATTTTTGTCCACGTGATTTCGTCTGTCGTGCCAGTCATCACCCTGTCCTTGACTGCCTTGCGGTACATCCGTGCGTCAGCGATGTACTCGTAGTTGCTGCCGTTGGCTCTCAGTGCGGGGTAGCGGATATACAAACCGTTGGGTAGCCGTATGCCTTGCTCGTCATACGCCACTTTGTTTGCAATCATTCCACTGCGCCGTGTGACAATGCCACCCAGTGCCTGACCACACTCGTGCCACAGTGCAACGATGCGGTGGTTCTTCTGTCGGTACAGCCTGACGATACGCTCGGCTTCACTCAGTTCGATCTTGACTGAGATACCGCCTTGCCCAATCTCCAGTGTGCGTCTGAACTTCTCAGCCCCCATGCCGTAGCCAAGTCCCAAGATACAGGTCTTGCCAACGAACCGTTCAATCTTGTCAGACTTTGTTATGGTGCGTCCGTATACCTCACTGGCGAACTCGGAATAGACATCACGCCCTTCGGCGAAAGCACCAACCAAATCGTGTTGCCCTGCTACCCATGCAACCATACGGGCTTCGATCTGTGAGGAGTCACACGCCACAAGAACTTGTCCTGCTGGTGCTTTCAGTGCCCGACGGATGGTGTTGTTCCCCCGTGCTGGCAGGTTCTGAAGGTTCAGCTTGTCGCCCCCCGAGAACCGACCAGTGTGCGCTCCATAATAGTTGAGCATGATCGGGAGCCTGCCTCGCCCTGCCACTCCAATCAGGTTCTCGGTGCGGGTCTCCTCGATGGTGGACTTCACACCCAAGCGAGCGGACACAGCCGCCTGCACTCGCTCGTCAGGATGTTCTAGCAAGTCGGTCATCCCCTTGTCAGTCTTGCTGAAAGCGAACGCTTCCTTGCCAGTGCGCAGGCTCACCTTTGTTGGAGGCTCCACCCCCAGTGACCGCAGGTAGTTGGCGAACTTGGGGTTGCTCATCAAGACTTCACGCATGGCTTCTTCACCACCGTACCCGACACCCAAGTCACCAAGCAAGGTGCGCTTACGTGCCTGCACTTCAGCAAGATGTTTCTCTAAGAGTGGCACATCAAGTTCGATGCTCGGCTCGGTGTACATGCGCAAGGTTTGGTCGATGACCATGAGTTCATTGACAGGGAAACCCTTGCTCAGTTTCTTGAACAGTTGGTAGGTCAACTCCACATCGTTCTTGCAGTACTCAGCGTACCGTGCCATCTCCTCGGGTGTGAAGTCAGCACGGCGTTTACCTAATGCGTTAAGAACTTCCTCGCCCTTAGCCCCCAATCCATAGTAGGTAGCCAGTGCTTTCAAGCTACCGCCCACTGTCATTTGGTGGAAGGGTCGTGCCATGCTCAGAGTATCGAGCCACAGCTTGGGGTTGATACCGAAATGCCATGACAGGATTGCGCCATCGAACGCAGTGTTGTGGCATAGGATAGCCTTGTCTCGGTAATCAAGACTGTTGAGGAACTTGCCCACGTTGTCACCGCTGTACCAGTCGGTCGGGTAGTTGTTGACCTTGATGCCGACACCGATGACTTCAAAATCATTGCTACGTACATACGCCTCCGTGGTCATCTTGGATAAAGAAAAGTCCTTTGAGTAGTACGTCTCAAAGTCAATCGTTACTATGTCCATCACTTCACCCCCATTCTTCGTGCCGCTCTAATAGCCAGCACTCGGTTTTGAATATCGTTATCTCGGCGCAGTACCTCAAAGGTATCCCGCACTGATTCAAAGTCTGCCGTGCCAAACAACTGGTGGCAAACATCCTTCAACAACTTCTCGTTGATCGCCTCCGCCAACTGGTTGGACACGTTGACTGCAACTGTGTCAGTCAACCGCTGTATGTCTTGGTCAAGACGCACTGTCAGTCCGGTCAATGCACCCATGTCTACTCCTTCTTCTCTACTACTAACTCTGTTCGCTTGGCTTGTCGCTCACGCTCGATGAGCAGTACTGCCTTGTCGATGTCGTTGACTGTGACAACTTCCATCTGTGCGTCATGCAGTTCGATCAGTTCATTGAGCGCCCTCATTTCCTCCGAGCGCAGGATGAACCTGTTTGTCTCTGCCCCCCTACGGCACACTGCCAGTAGTGCAGGCATCCCATTGGCAATCACGCTTGCGTACTCAGTACCAAACCCCATGCGGTACAAGGCTTCACTCATGTTGCCCATGTTGATGAGCACATCCATATCATCACGGGTCGCCTTACCTTGGGTGAGGTTCGCCATTGAGAAGTGGTGACGCACCTTCAACTTCAGAAGGTGGTCAGTGTGTTTCGCCACTGGGACAAGCCCCTCAAGGACATACCCCAGTGGATTCGCCAAGACTTTCTTGGGTCGGTACTTGCTTCGTTTACGCATCGTCTCCCACCCATGCAGTGATACCGATACACGCTACAACAAACGTCACGATGACACTCAGGACTATGCCAAGCACGATAGCCGCAAAGCCAATACCCGCCCACATTGCACCCATGAGTATGTCAAGCATTGGCTTCTTCCTCTAACACCTCAAGAAGTTTCTGCATGTAGTGCTTGCCCTTGGCAATCTCCATCGGTGACTGGTCTTTGTTGCCCATGCGCATGATGTACTTGAGCGCACCACCACGGTAGTAGCCGATGCGTTGTTCGATAGGCCATGTGTCCACCACATCCCATGGTTCTACACCCATGTTCTTGTAGTGGTCGCCACCGAACTGCATATCTCGTGCCTTCTCACTGGGCTTGAACTCATGTGCCTTGACGTAACCGACTTCGATGATCGGGTTGTGGTCAGGTGCATTACTGCGCTCGATGAACTTGGCTTGTTCTTCCTTGCGTATCTTGTACACCACAGGCATGGCGCACTTGAATCTCGCACCAACTTCTTTCGGTGTGGCAAGCGGGTGCTTCTGGAAATACTCACGTACCTTCTGCGTCTTTGATTTCATTTCATTCTCCTTCGTGTGTCAAAAAGTCAACGCCTAGTCCGCACGTACTCTCGAACTGACAGGCTACTTCTACTGCCTTCACTGCGTCAGCGCCCATCGCCATCGCCGCAAGTGCGTAGTCTCTACCGCTACCCCATGCCATCTTCCCCATCTGTGTATAGTCCATAGGGAAAGGCGAACGCTCGTACTTGAGTATCCGTTTGTCAGGGGTGATACGTACCAAGCCGACCCACTTATCGTCAGTCTCTTGGTGCTTAGGGAATTTCTCAGGGTCAGCACCATCGGCGAACCACTTGAGTGTTGACTGTGCCAAGTCGAAGTCACCAGTCACACCGAACAAGTCCTCATTGATGCGCTTGATTTTCGTGACTGTCATCTTCAGCCCCGAGTTGGTGGCTTGCTTATCTGCGGCAAGGGTCTTGCCATCCCACACGATAACTGTCATGTCTGTTTCTCCTGCTTGAATATGGGAGCCCACTTGGTGCGTGGCTCGGCGGCGTGTTGGATGTAGAAATGTATGAGGTGATTGAACACCTGCACGTATGTCATCTCTACACCCGTTTGCTCTTTGATGAAGGCGATGATGCGGTCTATGTTTGCGTCCACTGGTATGGTGATACGTTTCATAGCAGTGCATCCTCACAGTTGTTGAGAACATCTTGCTTGTCCTCACGTTGCTGTCGCCTCTGTTCTTTGCGCTGTACCTGTTCCAACTCAGCACGAATCTTCTGTGCATCCACGGGTTTGATCTGATCTACCGTAGGGAAAGGCCATACCACAGGCTTAGTTGTCATACTCGAATACTCCAAAGCGTTGACGCAAGGCGAGGCTGTTCTGTGTGAACACACTATCCACTGCCTTGAGTACATCAGTCACCGTAATTGTTCCTCGCCAATAGCCTACGCTTGCGGTCTTGATGAACGCCTTGAGCATATCGCTATCGCACTGTTCGTCTTTCAGAGAAGTGTACAGCAGGTTCTGCCATTGGTCACTACTCCAATCAGGCATCTGCCACTGATACTTGTTGATGCCCTTACGTTCCTGCTCTACTTGGTGCATCAGGGATTCGAGTACACCCATACGGGCACGGACTTTGACTGCCTTCTTGAACTGGCGTAGCTTACGCAACCACTCCAGCTTCTGCTCTTGGTTCACCTTGGCTTCGGTGATCTTCGGTCGTGCGTTCACAG